TGACCTGGTCGAAATAAAATCTTGTAGAAATTTTTCGCACTATCAAAATCATCATAATAAGGATTGATATTTAAATTTGTCTTTTGTGGCATTGTTAGAATTCGAGTATGATTTTAATGTCTTCCTTTTGGCGAGAGTTTCTCACAATTTCAGGTCTATTATCTAGATAGACTATTTCACCTGACCCTTTATTTATCTCAGATTCAGATAACCCCGCATTAAAATTAACACCCAAATTGATTAATTTATTACCAGTTGGGTTATCAGTTCCCTTTGAGAATGATGTATCTATTGATGCAGAAAAATCTGATTTTTTACATTCTATATTGTTTGCAGTATTTGATGATTCAAATTGATATATTCTACCAGTAGTAGATATTCCAGTATAATCAGTGTGATCATAGGTCGTTCTATTAAAATGTAAGGAACGATCTCTGAAATACTTCATTACCTTTGTTTCTTTATCATATGATGCAACATAACCAGTTGCTACCTTTCCTGCATTAGGAGAGAGGGTAAGAAGTTGAGTTATTTCTTCACCTACTATTGGAGTGGTTGTATTACTTATCGTTGAAAACTTAAACGCTTGTAATGATGAAAATGTAGTATCAGTATAAACTAAACTAGTTCCAACTTTAGTTGGATTCTTTACAACCCCAACTTGTGAAAATTTTGTATCAATGGGAAAATCTTTAGTTGAATCGTCAAATCTGGCATAGATTATAACTTTATCAGTTCCTAATTCAGAATAAACATCAGAACCGTGTCCTAAACCAGGTGGTATTATTGGAATTAACTTTGCTCTGCCAGTTGCACTAACATTACTGTTAAGAGTTCCTAAATCGACTAGTCCATAAGAATATCCACTTCCACCTGAACTGACCGTAACATTAGTTATTTTACCGTTTACAACATCAACTCTTGCTTTTGCACCTGTTCCATCACCGATTATATCAACCTCTTGACCTAATCCATTTGCATATCCAGTTCCAGCATTTTCAATATAAACGTGTTTAATTTGATTTAAGTTAACATCAGAATTGCCATTTTCTCTGACTGCTCTTATCTGCGAATCTGTGCTTGTTGACCAATCATTTGGTACAGTAATATACTCAGTAGAGTCAAATTTAATGATATCACTAGGTGATACTGTAAACAAATACTTCCAAACATAACCATCACCACTATTACCTGCCTTTGATGGTTCTAAATCTGTAAAGGTAGGTTCATCCTGAGATATATTTCCTAAAACATTTGTTCCAGAGGAACCATTATCAATACAAACATAGACCTTAAAATCAGAATTTAACACATAGTAATTTGCATCATATAATCTATTCGCTTGTGTTAATGGACTTTGATTTGTTGCACTATAATCATCTCTGTAAATTTCATATCTTGATCCTGAAGTCCAGTCTACTCTTCTTATAATTCTTCTTATATTTGCTGATGAAATCTTTTTACCAAACATCATTGTGTCACCAGAGTGAGCACGATATGAAAAACTATCAGTGGGTGCAGGTGTACGACTGCTAGTATTCCAATCAGATGTTCTACCATATCCAGCAAGAGTTGGTGCTCCTGTAGGATTAGATAGTCCTATAAAAACATAGTAAGAATTATTTGTATTTTCGACTGATTCTACAAAATTATTTGCGTTCAGAATTCTAAACTGATCAGTAACTATTGCTGGCATCGAATCTTAACTTTTCTTTTTATTTATAAGGGGTTCCATAATCAAAGTCCAAATACTCTTATCGCCCCAGTTGATCTTAAACCTCTAACTGATGTAGTAACGTAATTTTTACGTTGAATGGTTGGGAAGGTAGAAAGACCAGCATCAACAGTAAGTCCAGTTACTCCAATTGATATTGGGTTAGATGAACGAACTAAATTAGCACCATATAATCGTCCCCAAGTAAATTGACCAAGAGATGTTGTCATACCCGCTTGACCTGTTGAGTGGAATCCTACTGTGTTTATGCCAGATATGGATGATGCACTATTTGTGTGTACATCACAAATAATTTCACCCATCGCTGCGTTTGTGCTATTCGTCTTGACGATATAAATGTTATCAACAAATGTAGTTCCAATACCAACAGTTGATGCATTTACACCATTAATTGAAGTTAGTCCATTACCAACCTTTGTACCTGTTACTAATATTGGATAACCAGGTTGTAATAAGTTTGCACTTGCATTTACTACAACACCACTTGCATTTTCTTGAACAGCATTATAGAAGAATTTAATTGCTGGACCACCACCAGATCTTGTTGTTTGCTGAATTCCAGTGATAATACCAGTAAATCCTTGTACATTTTCAATTGTATTAATCTTTTCAGTCTGGAATGATGGAAATTCTATGATAGTTTGTGGTGGATTTGTGAACGTATAACCAGTACCTGCATTTGTAATTGTCGTAGATGTAACTGAACCATTAGTTACTACAGCAGTAGCAGTAGCAGTTGTACCAACACCAACTGGATCAGCAAACTTGATAGCAATGTTTCCTGAATATCCTGAACCCGCAGTTCCTATTGTTAATGCTGTAATTGAACCAAGACCAGAAACTGTAGCAGTTACAGCTGCACCAACACCAATATTTCCAGAGGTTATTAATGCATCAACTTTTCCATCACCACTTTGACTATATCTTTCCTTCTCAAAATGGAAAGAAGTTGCATCATCAACAAATATTCCATCATTTGTCCCAGTGCCTTTTCCACTTGTTACTGATAAATCACCAATAATCTTAGAAGTTGGGTAAATTTGAGGTTCGATAGTTGATCTTGTCTTATCAATAACTTCGCCATTTAGAATAATATCTACCTTTTGCTTTTCCCATCTAACTGGTTTATTATTAGTTTCATCTACACCTAATCCAGTATAGATATCAGTCTCAACTAAATCAGCACCTAATATTTGCTTGACTATTCTATTACTCTCTTGTGATGTTGTAATTCCTGATACTTCACTCTTAAGGACTCTAAACTGATCACCCTTTTTAACAGTTTCTTGAATATCACCAATAATTACATCAACTCCATCCTGACCCTTATAGAAGAATATATCTACTTTATCACCAGAATCTGGTGGTTCTGTGAATGTAAATGTTGATCCACCCTCAAATTGATATGATTCTTTTGGTTTCTGTAAAACACCATTAATGAATATTAAGAGAACAGCATCTAAATCAATTAACTGTGATGATGCGTTTGATAAGTCTTTCTCAAAACTTAGTATCTGACCATTGAAGAATAGTGGGAATCTAACCTTCTCCCCATCCTGAAGATTAGCGATACTATCAATAAAGTCAATTTCACCAAACTGCCATGCAGAGAATTTATCTCTGAATATTTCAAGAACTTCTAACTCAAACTCTTGAATAGGTGCAGATAAATGTGAAGCAGTCACTAATCCAACAGGTCTAAACTTATCACCAACCTTGAAAGAATGACCAGGTCTAGTAATACTAAACTTGTTTATCTCGAACAATGTTGAACCAATACCAACTGATGTTCTTGATGCACCAACTTCTACATTAAGTAATAAGTTAGAACCTGTATCAGTTGTTGCTCCAATACCTAATCTTGATACTCCCTCAACAGGAAGATTTTCATATGTTGGTTCGGGTATTATAAGTGCTGGATTAACGTAACTTGTACCAGCAGAAACAATGTTAAATGCTAGTGTTCCACCTACACCAACAGTAGCAGAGATATTTGCACCTGTTCCACCTCCACCACCTTGTCCAACAAAAATAGTGATTGTATCAGTTGTGGTTTCTCTAATTGCTGTTTGTATACCTGCAACTGGATCTCCGTTTGGATTACTTGTAATTGAAAGTCCTCTAGGATATGGATGATTACCAAAGAATCCATCTTTAGAGCATTTGAATACTAATCCACCTGTATCAATACCAACAGTATCACTAGTTGTTAGACCGTGACTTGGAATAGTTAATGTTAGAAGACCACTATGTGACTCATAATCTGCATCAGTAGCTGTGAATGCATTTGCACCTGAAGCAGCAAAACTACCTTTACGGATTGAACCGATACCAGAACTTACAAATCTATGAACATAAGCGATATCAGTAACACCTATTGCTACAGTACCACCACGATATCCTGAACCAAATGTATTATCTGCAAAGTACTCAAACGCATGACCACCACCCTGATAAGTATGTGGAATTGTACTTGCTCCTGCTTGTACCTCAAATGTTCTTTCAGAAACTATACCAACGAGGAATAATGGTCTATCGTGATCTTGGAATATTGTTGTTGTAACTCCAACATATCCACCACCACCAATTGTTTTGACTGAATTAGCGACTGCAGAAACAAATGTATGAACATACTGATCACTTGGTGCAGATGCACCAACATTAACTTGGAACGTATTTGTAGTTACGTTACTTACTGTGAGATACTGTCCTGATGCAGGGTCAGTAGGACGAGGATATGAATGATTTGTTGCATTACTATCTTTAGAGCAAGTAAATGTAATTGCATTATCATCAATTACTACTGCATCACCATTTACTAATCCATGATTTGCTATCGTTAATACTAATTCACCGTTTGCTGGATTATATGTTGCATTTGTAGGAGTTCCAACAACAGTCTTAGGACATCTAAATTCTAATCCTTTTAATTGAACAGTATTTGGGAAACCAAGTGAGAATCCATGAACTTTATTAGTAGTTACTGTTATAATACCTGTAATATTATCATAAGCAGCAGTTGTAATTCCGTAATTTACACCTGATGTAGTTGCAATACCAACAACGCTTGTTATTGCACCTGCAGAGTTCTTGAATAATGATGCCTTTGCACCCACTAATGGAGCATATCCAAGACCAGGTGTTGAACCTAGAGATACGATTAAACCACCTCTTGGAACCTGATTTTGGTTTATATCAGATTCTGACACAATGAATTGACCATTTTCAGAGGTAATACCAGTAAATTGAACAGTCGATATACCTGCAGTGGTATCGGATATGAACTCATAATTATGTCCTTCATTATTTGTTGTTAGTGGTGTTTGGAATATACCGTTTATAAAGAGGACACCATTACCAACTCCAATACCTGATGATGTATTAGCACCTCCAACAGTTAAACTATATGTCTTTCCTATACCTGTAAAATTATCTGATACATCATCAAACAACATATTAGTTGTATAATCACTTCTAAGGAATGTTCTTCCACTGAAATCTGCCTTTACAAATGGTAAATTGGTATCAGTTCTTCTTGATCTTGTGTTTCCCTTTGGTGGTTCAATAAAGTAAACTGAACTATCAACAATATTAAACGAACCTCTGTGTACTCTGACAGTATCATTTGCTGTATGAGCAGATGCATTAATACCAAGAACTCCTCTTTCTACTTTAACAACAGGTAAAGTTGCAATACCAGCAGCAACATCAACTGCGTCATTAATCGTGCCTGTTGGTAAACTTGAAAATCCAACTTGCTCAATCTTCATATACTCATCATTTACTTTAAGAACATCACTTGGTTGTACTGAACCAATTCCACTTATAACAAACTGAGTAGCAGTTGCGTTAATACTAGAATCAAGTGTATGAGCAATTGATGTAAATGTAATTGGTTGCTGAACAACTCCATCAAGACCGATGATTGTCTTGGTAAGTTGTTTACCCATTGTTAACTTATGAGCGTTACCAGTTCCGATACCTGTAAACGTAATCGCTGCACCTGCTGCGACATATTCAGGTCTTGAGAATAATTGAAATTTATTCTCATCAATCACTTTTGCAAAAACTGTAGATGGTAAAATTGTAGTTACAACTCCTGCAGTATTTGCAGTAGATCCAATTGACATCGCAGTTGCTGCTATACCTACAAATGTTGAATCAAATGAATATGTTAATTCTTCATTTGTATTGAAGAAATGATTAGGTATTGTGAATATACCTGTTGACGTGCTTAATATGCCTGAATTGGGATTAAATGTTTTTGAGTATATTGGTGTACCTTCGTGTTTGAGGTCAAATTTTGTTTTATTTGCTCTTCTACCCTCTAATCCATCATATGTTGATAAGAATACCTCTTGAGATACTGTACCATATGATAATTTTGGTGGTGTATTATCAAAATCACTTATAGTATAGAATATTTGATTATATGATTGTACCTCTACAAGAGATGTAAATTCAGAATCTGGATAAAAACGTAAATTAATATCATTACCACTTATTTCCCCACCAAATGTACCTATACCTGTTGTTGATCCCATTGAAACAAATGGATATTGAACAGTTAGAATATCATCTGCATCACGAATTGAAACTATCTGATGTATTGCTGATGTCTCACCACAAGAAACTCTTACAAGTGATTTAACAGAACTATCAATTGTTTTATTAAGAGTTGTATATGTAATTGTACTTGCAGTTCCAGTAGCATATCCAGATTCAAGTCTTATACTTCTCTCAGCACCTGCAGGTTGGTCTGATACAGAAAAACGATATGTTCCAATGCCTGTAGTTGTTGTTCCTAAACCTACAATATTTGCTCTTGTTTCTAATCCATTTCCAGTATTATCATTAATTTGTAATTTAATTAAATTATTCTCAAATTTTGCAGTTATGATTCCAACTGCACTTTGACTACTTGATAATTTCTTATCAACATAAATCTGAGATATTGAAGTATCTGTTCCATCAAAATCTACTATGACTTCGTTGTAATTTACATCTTTAGTTACTGCATCCTCTACATAAATGTTTGCATATAAAGCATTAAAGTCTGTTTTAGAGAATTCAGCAATTGATACAGTTGTTCCAGTGGCAACATTTACATTAACACCTGTAAGTCTTGTATTACCTATTGAATTAGTATTAATACCAACTAAATCTGTATTAAAATCTATTTTTAGTATCTTGACATCATGATCTTTTGTAAACTTATCTACAGGTTCAAATAGTAAGTTCTTATCACCTGAAGTTGTAATTTCTGTCTTTAAATCACCTAACTTAGAGGTTGTAAAATCAGAGGTTTTATCAAATAAAATAACATCATCTTCATCTGTTAAAACTACAACTTCACTGAACTGTGTGTCAAAAGTATCAGGATCAATAATCTGTATAAGATAATTTCCAAAATCTGCATCAAGAGTTTCAATAACACTGTTGTTTGCAGAAAAACCAACACTAGAGAATTGAGAACTAATATCATCATGTATTAGAACTCTATTGGAAATACATCTAGAAAAATCAGTTAGAATCTTTGTCGTAAACTGTAAGTTCTTAGACTTATTGTTTAATGTATCAAAATCTTTAACATAGTCAAAATTATTAATTGCATCTACTCTACTTTTCTCATTTATAACATCCAATATAATTGTTGATAATGATGTTGATGCTGTTCCAACCTCTAACTTAACATTATTCTGAATAGATGTATCAGCAAAGTTTTTAAGACCAGCAGGATGGAGTAACCTATTTACAGGACTCACAAACTTATCCCATTCTATAGGACTCTTAACTGAGTAAGATAAATTTTGATAATAATTATTATCAGGTATTACTTGATAATCCTCACTTAACTTACCTGTATCATCTAACCAACCATATTCTTGTCTATTAGAAAAATCAATCTTAAATTTAGCTTTGTTATCAACAATTGATAGAATTTCAGCAGAAACACCGCTAATTGTACCCCTAATTCTATCTCCCTTTCTAACATCAAATAATCCATCAATTTTTATATAATCATCTCTTATTTCAACTACCTCTAAGTCTGTTTTTTCTGAACCTACGTTTAATTTTTCATTAAGTTCAAAGATACCTCTTTTTTGTATTGGTCTTATATCAGGATAATTATTTTTATTAATTAAAGTTGCATATCCTGATTGGAATGTTTTTGCTATACCTGGATTAGTTGTTAAACCTGCAATGCTGAATACTAATTGAGATGGAGTTCCCGCTATGTAATCTGTTACATCGAAGAAATTATAATTATGATTCTCTGAATTAAATCCATCACCAGTTACAGTTGTATTAGTTGTAATACCACCCTGTGTAGCACCAATACCTGCCTCTCCAACACGTAATAAACCTTCAACAAATACTTTGTCTCCAATTGCAAAAGGTTCTGTTACAAACCCATTTGTAGGTGTCTCAATGAAACAAGTTATTATTCCTGCGTTTGGATAAGGAGCAACTATGACTGAATTGATTCCAACTCCATTAGAGTTGTTTATAGCAACAACTTGGTGATTTACTGAATCCAACCCATTTATTGGTGCAATGACATTAACATTAGATATAGTTTGATTAGGAGCAAATGCTTGTAATGATGAATCATCTATTAATGTATTTGATACTGGATTGAATAATAATAAATTAGGAGCACTTGCATAATTTTTACCACCACTTATAATCTCCACATCATTTACAACATCTAAATTATCAATGTTTACTATTGGTGGAACAAACGCTTCGGGACTAAGTGTTTTATCTGCTGAATATTCGTATCCA